GCGATACTTGCTTGTTGAATCACATCAACCTCGGCATCTGCAAGGTTGAAGATATTCCTCAAGCTTTTGAAGATGGTATGCGGTTCCTGTGTGAACTGTACAAACTAACTGAAGTCGAAGACTCAGGTATTTACATTCACAAAGACAAGCAAGTTGGTCTTGGTGTTCTTGGTCTTGCAAACTTGCTCGCCATTGAAGGTGTTACTTACAAAGATTTTGTACAAGCTTTGCAATACACCAACCTCGGTGTGTATAACGGCGTAACAAAACCAGGCGCAATTTCTGAGGCCCTTCTAAAAGGCTTTGAACGGGCCGCTGCAGTAGCCGAAGAGCATGGGATGTCTCGCGCCTTTACCGTGGCCCCTACAGCCTCTTGTGCATACCGCTACCAGGACCGTGAAGGTTACACTACAACCCCTGAAATTGCTCCTCCTGTTAGCCGTAACATTGATCGCGCTAGTTCAACTCTTGGCGTACAAAGTTATGAATTTAATCCCAAGTGTGAAACTGCTGAAGAAGTAGGTTGGGATACTTTCTTTACACTTAATTGTGAATGGCAAAGAATGATGGACAACACTGGGATGGCACACGCTACCTCCATGAATTGGTGGTCAGACATGACAACCATGGACCGTAGTTTTATGGCACGATGGATTAACTCCCCCTTGAAGAGTTTGTATTACAGCCTTCAAGTGATACCGGATACGCAAGACAAAACTGACATCTACGCGGCACTAAAAGACGTTGATGTTGATGATTATCTTGCAGAAATCCTGGAGGAATCCGACCCTGTTCAATGTGATTGCGCCGAGTAATGAACCCGTATCAAAAACTACAGCAAAGAAAGCGTACCTGGACCCCGATTCAACCCACTGCGGGTAAACTAAGAGAAGGTTCAGAAGAAACCATTCGTCGAGCTTTGGCTCTTCGTGCTCTTGAACTGCCTGTCGGAGAATTTATCTCCGAGGCAGTCATGGGTGAGGTTCCCGAAGCGGCGCGAGACCTTCTTATTTCAAACATTCGTGATGAGGAAAAGCATGATGTTGCACTCGGATACGCAGCTAGAGCGCACGGTGTTGACGCAACAGCAGAAGCGGAAGCACAACGCCTTAAAGAGGCTTGGATCGATCATCCAGACCACACCGTACTCAAAGCAATGGTGGCTGAGAGAGCTGTATTCTTCGTTCTCCTCCCGTTCTTTCGCTTCTGTGGAGACACCGGATTAGCCGTAACTTCACAGGACATCAGCCGTGATGAACAAGTCCATGTTGCGAGTAACTCCTTGGTGTGTCGTGAGCTTGGTCTCACTGTTTCTCCTAGCCTTGATCGCCTACGAAAGGCTACAATCGCTTGGGTGATGCAGCCTCTTGGTTGCTCAGAAGACAAATACCTTGACAAGCAGTTCTGGCTTGATCAGAGCGATAGCTTGATGTACGCCGGTAAAGCCGAAGGTTTGCTTGAAACTAAGCGAGCCCGTGTTCCTGCTTTCTTTGAAACAAGTAACATGGACTTACCTAGTTATGCGTAATTATGTTTAATAGTTCAGAAAGCAAATCTGTTGACCCAGCCATTTGGAGTGATCCTTTTGGCTGGGAATTTTCTGGTGTTGAGTTATCAATTCGTTGGTGTGATGTTTTAGGAACTTGTAAAAGTGGTAAGAAAGCAAGGCGACGAGCACAGCAAGCAGCACAAGCAGCAGCCGCAGCAGCACAAGCAGCCGAACGCCAACGCCAACAACAATTAGAACAACAACGCCAAGCTCAAGCTGCTCAAGCAGCACGCGAAGCACAGGCAAGAGCAGCCGCATTAGCAGCGCAACGTAAAGCAGAAGAAGCTGCGCTAGCTACAAAACGTATTGGTGCTGCGACACAAGCACAACAAGACATTGTTGCTCAACGTGAGCAAGCAGCTTCTCAACAATTGATTCAAGATATTGGTGCAGCAGGTGCAGAAGAACGGTTAGGTGCAACAGTTGGTCAGCCTGGTATTGCTCGCACACAACTAACAGCTAGCACAACTCCTCTTGGCGGCTATAGTGGAACGTCTCCTGCCGACATTTCACCAACAGCTTTAAATATATGACACCTTACATTGACCCTGATATTATCAAATATCTGGAAGAAATGTATCCTGATCAGTGCCCTGACATTAGTATGGAAGAGAAACAAATTTGGTTTTCTTCTGGACAAGTTTCTGTTGTACGGCATTTGAGAGATCAGTACAACATTCAAGAGGAAACTAAGTACAACTAATTTAATCTCATGGTTCTTCCTCTGATTATTGGTCTAGGTTCTGCAGCTATCGCAGGCTCTACTCTTTATTCTGGTTATCAAACTGGTAAAGCAGCTCGTCGTCAAGAGCAACAAGCAAAAGCTCAAGCAAGAGCTACTCGTCGCCGCACGCAGATGGAGCTGCAGCAAATGCAGGCAGAGTCTGCTGCTGCTTCTCAACGTTTTAATCAGCAGCTAGCAATGTCTCGTGAGCGTACTGCAGCTACGCAGCGGGAAGCTGAATTGGCACGTCAAGCTACAATGAAACAAATTGCAGCGCAAAAGTCTGCGTCTGCTTTGGCTATTCAACAGCAACAACTGCAGTCTGCTATTCAACGTCAGTCAGCGGCTGCCAAAGTAGGACAGCAAAAGCGTAAGAAAGTTGGTAGCCCTGGTGCTCTCCGTACAGCCGTTGATGCTCAATCTGCACTTGCTCTGGGTGGCCCGTCGCAAACTACACAATCTGGAGTCGGTGGTCTGAATGTCTAAAAACAAAGCTGCGGCTCGGTATTCGTTTCTTGAGCCAGAGAAAACTGTTTATCTCGATCGTGCTATTGAGTGTAGTCGATACACTTTGCCGACCCTTATTACGGATAACGACCGCAGCACGGGTAAGAATCTTTATACAAAAATTGATACAACTTACCAGGGTCTTGGAGCCCGCGGAGTTAATAACTTAGCTAGTAAACTTCTTATTGCTCTTCTACCTCCAAACCAAAGTTTCTTTCGGTTGTCTGTAGATGACATCAAACTACAGCAAGAGTTAGATAATTTTAAAGAACTGCAGTCACAGTTTGAGCAACAGCTTGCTTTAATGGAACGCGCAGTGATGCGTAACATTGAAGAGTCTGGTGATCGGACTGCACTGTTTGAAGCGCTAAAGCATTTGATCATTGGCGGCAACGCTTTGCTGTATGTATCTGAAACAGGTACTCGCGTTTACCCGCTCAAGTCTTTTGTTGTTAACCGTGATCCTGAAGGAAATATCCTTGAAGCTGTTGTACGTGAAGAAGTTAGTCCAGATGTTCTTCCAGAAGGAACAGCAGACAAAAACTCAAACGGTGGATTTAAAGATAAGAGCACGTTTCTTTACACTCACGTAACTTGGGATTACGAAAAGGATCGTTGTAACTGGTATCAAGAGGCTTACGGTAAGCAAGTCAACAAGCCTGGCTCAGTTCCTATCGACAAAAGCCCTTGGATTGTTCTCAGGATGTTTCGGGTAGCACACGAAAGCTACGGCCGTTCTTATGTAGAAGAGCTTCTTGGAGATCTTAAGAGTTTAGAATTTTTGTCCAAAGCGATTGTTGAAGGTAGTGCAGCCGCGGCCAAGATTATCTTCCTCTGTAACCCGAACGGTACTACGCGACCTGATGCTCTTGCTCGTGCCGCCAATGGGTCCATTGTTGCAGGCAATCCAGCCGATGTGGCTCCTATACAAATGCAAAAGCAGGCAGACCTGACGGTTGCCTTGAACACTATTGGCCGCATCGAGCAGCGCCTTAGCTTTGCGTTCTTGCTTAACAGTGCAATCCAAGCAGGTGCAGCTGGACGGGACCGCGTTACAGCCGAAGAGATTCGCATGGTTGCCAATGAGCTGGAGAGTGGCCTAGGCGGTGTGTACTCCATCCTGAGCGTGGAGCTGCAGGTGCCTCTGGTTAACCGCAAGATGGCGCTAATGGAGCGTGAAGGTAGCTTGCCTCGTTTGCCTCAAGATATTGTCAAGCCTCAGATCACAACTGGTCTTGATGCTCTCGGTCGCGGCAACGACAAAGCCAAGTTGATTGAGTTTATTCAAACTCTTGCTGGCACTATGGGTCCAGAAGTGATGGCTAAGTTTGTCAACAGTCGCGAACTTATTACTCGACTTGCTGCTGCTGATGGTCTTGATACCTACAAATTGATTAAGTCGGAAGAAGACTTGATGGCAGAGGAACAACAACAGGCTATGATGATGCAGCAACAAATGGCACAGCAAGATCCTAACAATGATCCTGCGAAACAAGCCGCACTTGTCAAAGCCGAAAATGACTCAATCCGAACCCAGCAAGAAGCCCCAGGTGGCTAAAGCTGTTACTCCTAAACCTGAAGTTGTAGAGGAAGTAGTTAAAGAAGAACCTCCTGTATCTAAAGGTCCGCTTGATGAATTGATTGAACGCCTGAAGGTTGAAAAGCCTATGGTGTACGAGCAATATCGCAAAGCGCTGCGTCAGCGTCGTCCCGCTTGGATCTATCCTGATCTCACCGTCCGCATTGGTTAAACATGGAAGTCGTCGCAGACAACGTGCTCAGTCAAGAGACTGGGCCGTATAACGAAAAGGATCTTGAAGTTCTTGGTCAAGAGCAACAAGAAGCTCAAGAGCAACAAGAAGATCTTATTGGCGGTAAGTTTAAAAGCGCTGATGATCTTCTCAAGGCTTACCAAGAACTTGAAAAGAAACTTGGTAGTGGTCAAACCGAAGAAACAGAGGAATCTGAATCTGAGGTTGAAGATCAAGAGCCTGTTGTTCTGTCTCAAGAAGAAGAGTCAACGATCCTTGAAAGCATTGGCGGTCAAGAAACTTTTGACGCCGTTCAAGTTTGGGCAAAGGAAAACCTTGACCAGGCTGAACTCGATGCTTACAACCGCGAAGTAAACAGC